ATGGTTTATCCTAATGAAATACCTATGGCTCTTAAATTTTCTAATCCTTGGTTGATAAAGACTCCTCCAGGTTATAGTTGTTTATTTACCTCTCCTTTTAATACAGAAAAAAGAGATTTTAGGTTGGTTACTGGTATTGTAGATACTGACATATACGAAAATTTTGTAAACTTTCCTTTCTTTTTAACGGATTGGGATTCAAGCAAAGGTCAAAAAAAAATGTTAAAAAAAGGCGATCCTATTTGTTTAGTGTTTCCTTTTAAAAGAGAAAATTGGAAAATGAATATTGTTAAAGATAATAGTTTAGTAGAAAAAGTACATTTTTATAATTTTAAAACTATAACATCGTCATTTGGAGCTTACAAAAATAAAATCTGGAAAAAGAAAAATTATAAATAATTATGCAACACAATAAACAAACAAAATTTGTTATGTACCTTGATGATTTTTTAGATGAGGCTACGTTAAAGTCTCTTCAAGATACCGTAACAAAATTAGAATATCAGGAAGTAAAAAATCCAGAGGGTCAACTATACGGCATGCGACATAGTTTTGATAAAAGTATTTGTGATGATCCCTTACTTAAATTAATTAAACAATATTTTTTTCCGCATAGAAATCTTGAACCAATAGCCGTGTGTGCACATTTACGAGAAAATAACAAAGAACCTTTGTTTCATGTAGATGATGATAAAGGGAGTGTAGCTAACTTTCTTTTATTTGTAAAAGGCGAACCACTTTTTAACAACGGAACAGGATTTATGCACAATAATCAATTATCTTCACATATTGGTTTTGTGGAAAACAGAGCATTGTTTTTTAATGGTGCAAAAATACTGCACTCCGACTTACAATCTTTTGGTGACAGTTCTAACAGGTACACATTAAATATTTTTTATAAAGAAAATGAATAAAGTTTTTATTGGCACGCCTTGCTATGGCAATATGCTTACAGCCGATTACTTTAAAAGCTGTTTACAACTTACGGCTCTAGCCTCGCAAAAAAAAGTAGAATTACAATTTGGAACTATTGGTAATGAGTCTTTAGTGACGAGAGCTCGTAACACATTGGTGCAATTATTTATGGACGAGGAAAAATATACTCATCTTTTATTTATAGATGCTGATTTATCTTTTGATCCTCAATCAGTTTTTCGTATGTTAGATTTAGACGAAGATGTGGTAACAGGCGTATATCCACGAAAAGTCATTGATTGGACAAGAGCTATTAAAAAAGTAAAAGACAATCCAAATATTAAAGAGGACGAGCTACACGCAGCTTCCTTGCAATACAATTTAAATATTAAAAATCCAAAAAAAGTAATTGTAAATAAAGGTTTTATTGAAGTATTAGATGGTGCAACAGGTTTTATGTTAATAAAAAGAAACGTTTTTAAAAAAATGGCGTTGGCGTATCCTCATCTTAGATTTAAATCTGATCAACATTTAGGAGACCCTCATGATAAAACGTTTGGATATCATGACAATTCTGATTGGAACTATGCTTTTTTTGATACAATGATAGAGCCAGATACTAAAAGATATTTATCTGAAGACTATGCTTTTTGTCGTTTATGGCAAAAAATAGGTGGTAAAATATATGCTGATATTGCTAGTGGTATGACACACATGGGTAATTACTCATTTAGAGGTCATGTAGGTACTCAATTCTTGCCACAAAACAATAAATAATTTAGTATACTCCAACATGAAATTAGTTGATTTAAAGTTCCAACCAGGCATTGACAAACAAGATACCGCTTATTCAGCAGGGGATCAACGTAAATACGTTGACTCTAATTTTGTTCGATTTCACTACGGAAAGCCTGAAAGATGGAAAGGCTGGTCATATTTACCAAATCCTAATAAAGCTATCGTTGGCGTGGTCCGTGATACGCATAGCTGGATTGGTTTGGACGGAACCAGATATCTTGCTTTAGGCACTGATAGAAAACTATATTTATATTCTGAAGGTGAAGTTTACGATATTACTCCCATTAGAGAAACAGCAGCTTTGACAAATCCTTTTACAACAAATGGCACAACAACAGTCACAGTCACAGACGCTAGTCATGGCGCTTTAGTAGGTGATTTTGTTACTTTTGATTCTTTTAGTTCAATAGATGGATTAGACATGAATCAAGAATTTGAAGTTATTACAGTGCCTTCTTCAAGCACTTATACAGTAACGCATACGAGCACGGCCTCTGGATCAACATCAGGTGGTGGTGGAACAGGTAATGCTGTGTATCAAATTAATACAGGTCCTACTGCTTCAACTTATGGTTATGGTTGGGGAACATTAACATGGAATTTAAGTACTTGGAATACACCAAGATCATCTTCAAACGTTGTTGTTGCAGGACGTAATTGGTCTTTAGATAATTTTGGTGAAGATTTAATTGCTACTGTTTTAGATGGAGGCACATTTATAAAAGATATTTCTGGATCAATAACTGCAAGAGCCACAGCCTTGTCTAATGCTCCTACTACTTCACGTTTTAGTTTGGTATCTACTGATACAAGACACTTAATGATTTTTGGTACAGAGACAACAATAGGTGATGCATCCACACAAGATGATTTATTATTTAGATTTTCTGATCGAGAAGACGCTACAGATTATACACCCGTTTCAACAAACGAAGCTGGTTCGCTTCGTATATCAGACGGATCAAGAATAGTAGGTGCTGTTAAATCATCAGGTCAAATACTTGTTTGGACAGACACCTCACTTCACGGTATTCAGTTTGTTGGTACACCTTTTACTTTTGGTCTAAGACAACTTGGTGCTAACTGTGGACTAATAGCGCAACATGCAGCGGTAGAAATAAATGGTCGTTCTTATTGGATGTCCGATAATTCTTTTTACATGTATGATGGTGTTGTCAAAAAAATGCCATGTTCTGTACAGGATTACGTTTTTGATGATTTAAGTTATACGAACAAAGCTGATATTGCTTGTGGTATCAACACCGCTTTTAATGAAATTATTTGGTATTATCCTTCAGCAAATGCTACACAAATAGATAGAGCAGTTGCTTATAATTATTTAGAAAATACTTGGTACACATTAAATTTAGGTAGAACAACATGGCTTGGAGCTTATGTGTATGAACAGCCAATTGCTACAGAATATGATGCAAGTGTAACAGCAAATGTATCCACTATATTAGGTTTGACTGCAGGAGCTTCTTATATTTATGAACATGAGTCAGGTAATAACCAAGCAGATGGCACAGCTATTTCTGCTTTTTTAACAACTGGATCTGTTGAAATTGCTGATGGTGATGAGTTGATGTCCGTTAGCAGATTAGTTCCAGACTTTGATAATCTTACTAATAACATGACAGCAACATTGACCTTGGAACAGTATCCACAATCCGCGGCTAACGTAAGTACGACAGGCACTATTACTAGCACTACAGAGAAAATTGATGTAAGGGGTAGAGGTAGAGCGGTTAAAATTAAATATGAAACTAACACAGTTAATGACACAGCTTGGAGACTTGGATCTACTAAGTTACAACTTAGACCAGATGGTAGACGATGATTGATAAACCTTTATATGGAAATCCTTTAGCTGGTGGCCTTATGAAAGACGGAATACTACAGCCTATGAGAATAGATGACCAAGGTCAAAATCCAGAATTAATAAGACGAGGACGTATGGAAGACACGAAAATAAATCCAGGAAACTACGGGCTAGGATTACAACAACCAAGACCCGGCATGGGTTTAGGTTTTCCGGGTATGAAAAGTTTAGAGGAGGGTGTGTTGTTTTTACCTGATAAAGATAATCCAAGATCAGAAGAAGATATTCAAGCGCAATATAAACAAGCGCAATTAGAAGCAGCTAGACAAAGAAGAGAAGGGTTTCTTGGACAAGTGGTTTTGCCGGGTGAAATGAAATATGAAGATTTTAAAGCAACTAATCTTTATGGTTTTAAAAGAAATCCAAACTTACCCGACTCTGCTTACACAGACTTTGATACGACAGGTGTTGCTGGGTTTGATATTCCTAAAGCAGCAGATCCAAACAATTTACTTCCTGGTACTACACCTCCTACTGGTGGCACTTTTAATGGTATGCCATTATTTCCAAACACAAATATAGATGACGCCTCTATGAAAGGTTTACCAGAAACAAATGAACCTC